CGCAGGTACAGAATCAAAAGGTACACAATGGTATACAAATGGAGAACTTTCTTTTGATGGTATTCCTTTGTTTGTTGTTAACGGTCTTGCTGCTAATACTGCAATTTGTGCGCAATCTTCTAACTTGTATTTCGGTACAGGATTAATGAGTGATATGTCAGAAGTTCAGGTTATCGATACGAGCGCAACTTTGGGTGATAAAAATGTCCGAGTAATTATGCGTTATTCAGCAGGAGTACAAATTGGAGCAATCGAAGATGTAGTAACTTACGGTATTCCTAACGCTGCAAACTAATTAATTAAATTATAAACTTTAAGGGGATTGGAGTAAATCCTTTCCCCTTTTTTAATACTTAAAAATATGGCTTGTGATGTTACAATGGGAAGACTTGAATCGTGTAAAGATTCGATTTCCGGACTTCTAAATATATACTTCGCTAATTATGGCGATTTAGCTTCTGAGACTGCAGTTTATGGTGCAGCAGAATTTACTGACCAAATCGCAACTTGGGACCCCGTAGGAGCGACTGCATTAAATTTGTACAAATACGAATTGAAGGGTGCAAATGGATTTGAGCAAACTATCCAAACCTCAAGAGACAACGGAACTACTTTTTATGAGCAAGTTTTAACAGTTCAATTGAAAACACAAAATGCTGCAACTACAAAACAAGTAAAATTACTTGCTGCAGGTAGACCAAGAGTTATTGTTGAAACAAGAAATCACCAATTTTTTATGGTAGGACTTGACCAAGGAGCAGATTTAACGGCTGGAAGTATTTCTTCAGGTACTGCAATGGGTGATTTTAACGGTTACAATTTGACATTTACCGCAATGGAAAAATTGCCTGCTAACTTTATCAATTGTACAAATGAAACGCAATTGAAAACAGTATTCGCAAATGGTGCATTGCCAGCGGTTGTTGTTACTGCTTAATCTTTAACAAAAAATACACTAAATTAAGGCGGCTTTTATAGGTCGCCTTTTTTGATTTAAAAAACAAAATAACGAAAAGTTAATTATAGTTATATATGATTATTCTAACAACCGAAAATGTAAATACGCAACAAGTTTTCTTCATTCCAAGAAGTACAACTTTCACTAATGTATACGTTACGGATGAACAAACAAATGTAACGACTCAAATAACTGGTTATGTAATTTCTGATTTTGGTTATTACGTTCAATTAAGGGGTGTTTTTAATCTTAAAGAAAATCATTTTTATACAATCGAAATAAAGAATAATTCAGATATAGTTTTTAGAGATAAGATATTCTGTACAGACCAAAGTACATCTACATTTTCTGTAAACAACGCACAATATACAAGCAACAATACTACAAATACATTCATAGTTTATGAGTAATAACGTACATATTTTAAATTTAGCAGCATATTCCACGCCGACTATTCAAGAATCAAAGAAAGATGCTTGGGTTGAGTATGGTGTTGATAATAATTATTATTCTTTTCTTATAGATAGATATACGAATAGCACAACGAATAACGCTATAATAAACAATATCTCACGTCTTATATATGGTCGTGGTTTAAGTGCGTTAGATGCGTCTAAAAAGCCAAATGAATATGCACAAATGATGGCTTTGTTTAACAAAGATTGTGTGCGTAAAATCTGTATGGATAGAAAAATGCTTGGACAATTTGCGATTCAGGTACATTATTCTAAAGACCATAGTAAAATATTAAAGGCTTATCACATTCCTACCAACTTAATTCGTGCAGAAAAGTGCGATGAGGATGGAAATATAGTTGGTTATTACTATTCGGACGATTGGACTGACGTAAAGAAATTTAAGCCGCAAAGATATTCGGCATTTGGCACATCAAAAGATGAGGTGGAAATATTATTTTCAAAGCCTTATGCGGTTGGGATGAAATATTATTCATATCCTGACTATCAAGGTAGTTTACCTTATGCGATGTTGGAAGAGGAAATAGCGGACTATTTGATTAACGATGTAAAGAATGCGTTTAGCGGTAGAATTGTAGTAAATTTCAACAATGGCGTACCAACCGAAGAACAACAAGAACAAATCAGTTCTAAAGTAATAAACAAATTAACGGGTGCAAATGGAAATCCAGTAATCGTTGCGTTCAATCGTAATGCAGAAAGTAAAACTACAATAGATTCCATTCCTTTAGATAATGCTCCGGAACATTTTACCTACTTGAGCGAGGAATCAATGCGTAAAATTATGCTTGGTCACAATGTTACTTCTCCACTTATTTTTGGTGTAGCAAGTTCAAATGGATTCGGTTCAAATGCTGACGAATTAAGAAATTCGATTATCCTATTTACAAATATGGTAATTACACCAATGCAAAACGAAATACTTGAGGCATTCGATGACATTTTAGCGTTTAACGGAATCAGTTTAAACCTACAATTTGAGGACTTAAACCCATTAGATTCGGAAGGTGACTTAACTAATAACGAAGGCAGCAAGGTAATTGAGGGCATTAACTCACTTTCTCCATTGGTAGCAAATAAAGTTCTTGAGTCAATGACTCCAAACGAAATACGTGCATTGGTTGGATTAGCACCGGAAGAGGGTGGTGGTAATTTGAAAGACGATAGCGCATTTAGTTTAAGTTCAATTGATGAATTAGACCTATCAGAATTTGGAGAAGATGTACCGGAAAACTGGTTATTAATAGATGAGTTTGAAGTTGATTACGATACTGACGATTTGGAAAATGAAATGTTAAGCCAATCACCTAAAAAGAGTTTGTTAAGTAAAATAGTTAGCCTTGTTTCTTCAGGAGACGCAAGACCAAATATAACAAGTGAACAAGACGAGACTATTGATGGGATTAAATTTGTTACACGTTATAAGTATGCGGGTGAAACAACCGAAAAGTCAAGACCATTTTGTAAAAATATGATATCTGCAAATAAAATTTATCGCAAAGAAGATATTATAAAAATGGGCAGTCAAGTAGTGAATAAAGGATGGGGACCTAAAGGTGCGGATAATTATTCTATTTGGTTGTATAAAGGTGGCGGGGCTTGTCACCACAGATGGAATAAGCAAGTATATGCGGTGCTTTCAGGCAAAGCGTTAGACTTACCAAACCAAAGACAAATAGCACAATCTAAAGCAAAGAAATACGGCTATGAAATTAAGAACAAAAACTTGGTAGCTAAACGACCTATAGATATGCCATACAATGGATTTTTACCAACTAATAAAAGATTTCAATAATGGAGGCATTACTAATAACCCGAGATGACATCGTAAGATATACTGCGATAAATGGAAATGTCGATGTAGACAAATTTATTTCGTTTGTAAAAATTGCGCAGGACATTCATATGCAGAATTACTGTGGAACAAAGCTGCTTGAAAAGATTAAAGCTGACATTATAGCAAATACTTTGAGTGGTAATTATTTGTCGCTTACAACTACCTATTTAAAGCCAATGCTGATACATTGGGCAATGGTTGAATATATGCCATTTGCTGCGTATACAATTGCTAATAAAGGAGTGTACAAACATAGTAGTGAAAATAGCGTTAACGTAGAAAAGAATGAAGTAGATTTTCTTATCGAAAAGGAGCGAAGTATAGCACAAAATTATACAGAAAGATTCATTGATTATATGAGTTTTAACAATGCGCTATTTCCTGAATACTACACAAATTCAAACAATGAGATTTCACCCGATTCAATGAATAATTATACTGGTTGGTATATATAAATTAAAGACAATATGGCAAACACAATAGGATGGGGACAAGCAGCGGTAAATAATACCATTGATTGGGGTAAAGGCAAAACGAATAATACGATAGGATGGGGTACAATTTATAGTTCTTCACCTTATGGAGATACTGATATTGTAGGAACACCTGCGGGAGATGCAGATGCGCTTGCTTTTATTTCAGCTGCTGCGATTACTGATGCCACACAAAAGAGAGCAATTGAAACACTTGTTGTTGACTTAAAAGGCTACGGAATATGGACAAAAATGAAAGCGTTATATCCATTCATTGGTGGAACGGCAGCGCAACATAAATTCAATCTTAAAAACCCAATTGATAGTAACGCTGCATTTAGATTAACATTTAGTGGGGGGTGGGTACATAGCACAACGGGCGCATTACCAAACGGAACTAATTCTTTCGCTGATACATTTTTTATCCCATTAAATAACACCGCAATAAATAGTTTCACATTTTCAACATATACAAGAACTAACACAACTGGATTATTTGTAGATTTAGGAGGTAATGGAGCTGCGGGAACGGGTGAAATTTTTTCATTCAATAGACATAATGACCAACAATTCTCGGTAATAAATTCTGCGGTTTCTTATACGACAAATGCGATTACTAACTCTCTTGGTTTATCAGCATATACAAGAAGCGCAGCGACTGTTATTAAAAATTACAGAAATGGAATATTAAAAACTACAGGAACAACACCTTCTACTTTCAATGTAAGCGGTAAATTATACGTTGGCGCAACAAATGGAAATGGTACGGCAAATTTTTATTCTAATAGAAGTTTAGGATTTGCTCACATTGGCGATGGTTTAACAGATTTAGAAAATACGAATTTATACACAGCGGTACAAGCTTTCCAAACAACTTTAGGACGAAACGTATAATTATGAAAATAACAGATTTAACAACCGAAGAAAAGTCTATCTATGTAGGTCTTTTGACAATAGAACAAAAAGACTTATTAGTAGGTCAAATGTTTGATGAGGATAGCTATTTTAATCCTATCCAAGACGATAACAATAATTGGATTATATCAATAGAAGAAATTGAGCAGAATTTAAATTTAAGTTTTGTTTGGTTGCAAGATTTAGAAATGATAATTTTTGTACCTAAAGTAAATCCTTTACCATTTTGAAATTAACAAAACCGAAAATTAAAGACATTCAAAAGTTGAAAGTCTACCTAAAAAAGATAGATAATGGCAGAAGTAAAGATAAGTGATTTAACACCGAAAGGAAGTAACTTAATAGCAACAGATTTGCTTGTTATTTCCGAAGATATTGGTGGCGGTTTATACGAAACCAAATCAATTACGGGTGATGAGGTATTGAATGCCGTAGCAAAAACTGCAGTAGCAGTAAGGAATACAACTGGCGCAACTATATATAAAGGAACAATTGTATACATATCCGGAACATCGGGTGGAAAAGCATTGATTTCTAAAGCTAAGGCTGATAGTGAGGCGACAAGTTCTAAAACGCTTGGGGTTGTAACTGCTGATATTGCAAACAACGCAAATGGCAATGTGCTTACAAATGGTTTATTGA